AAGTACATCATGCTCGGCTCTAACGTCCATGACCAGGCGACGCGGTTCACCGTTTCCATCAAGGTCGAGCTGGAAGAAAACCCCAGGCTCCGCCATGACTACGGCGACGCAATCGGCAAGTCTAAGAAATGGGCCGACGATGTGTTTGTCACGAAGGGCGGGACGATGGTCGAGGCCCTGGGGCGCGGCGATCAGTGGCGGGGCAAGAAATTCGGACCGTACCGTCCCGACGATATCGGCCTGGACGACATGGAAGACAATACGACGGTCAAGAGCCCCAAAGTCACGGATGCGATCATCGACTTCATCCGGGCGGAGGTCCTGGGCTGCATCGAGGGCGATTGTTCGGCCACGATGGTCGGCAATGTCTTTCACGCCAAAAGCGCCATATCGCAATTCATCGCCGCGGAAAACGAAGAGACGGGAGAGAAGCTCTACAACTCGAAGGTCTACGACGCCATCGTTGACGAAGAGAATCATATCACGCTCTGGCCGGCCCGCTGGCCGTGGGACAAGCTGATGCGGAGGAAGGCGCTCGTCACGACGCGCGTGTTCAACAAAGAATACAGGAACATGTCTACCGAGGACGACAGCCCCTTCCCCCAGGACACCGTCACTTATTACGAGCGCATCGAGATCGTCACTGTTCCTCTGGTTTTTGCCACCGGCTGCGATCCTTCGGGCACGGCGACCCGCAAAAGCGACTTCCGATCCGTTTGCACATGGGGCCTGGACCCGAAGGCAATGATCTTCTCCTGTATGCATGCCTGGATCAAGAGGCGCTCGATCGGAGAATTCTTCGCCGCCGCATATGCCCAAAACGATCAATACCCAGGCCGCGTCATCGTGGAAGAGAACATGCTCAAGGACTTCCTGCATGATGCGATCCAAAATTATGCGAAGCAGGTAGGGCGATATCTCCCCTGGGAGCCCGTCCACCATACGACGAGCAAGGTCGATTCCAGGATAATCGGCACATGCGAGTACCTCTGGGAACATAAGAAAATGCGGTTTGAAAAGCGGCATAGCGACCAGAATATATTGGTGGATCAGTTCGTCTATATCAACAATTCGACGGTTCATGACGACGGCCCGGACGCCTCGGAGATGGCAATAAGCAGTCTCCAGAAAGGCGGCGGGGCATTCGAGTTCCAATCAACGGGTAGACAGCATACAACCTCCGGAACAAGCATGAACAATTATTTGAGAGGCTAAGATGGCCGAAGAAACAGTCTCCAAAAAGCCTGTAATCGACGAAGTTGCAACCATCCGGAAGGATATCGATGTTTTCGCCGGTTATCTGACGCGCCTGGAAAACCCGGACCCCATACTGCGCACCGAAGCGGCCGGCAAAGGGCTTAAGCTCTATGACGAGGTGGACCGGGATGCGCATGCGGGCAGCGTTCTCCAGACACGGTATCTCGCCGTAGTCGGCAAGGAATGGGACGTCGTTCCTGCTGAGTCGGCCAAATCGCCGGGCCGCCCCTCAACGAACAGCAAGGAAAAAGCTGTCGCCGATTTTGTTTCTTCCGTCCTGGAGAACTGCAACTTCGATCAGGCGCGGGGCGAGCTGCTCCAGGGTATCCTTTACGGCGTCTACGTCTGCGAAATCATCTGGACGGTCAAAGAAAATGCGGTCGTCATCAAGAGGCTCATCGGCAAACATCCGCGGCGCTTCACATTCACGCCGGACAGGGAAATGCGCTTGTTGACATTGCAGAACATGATCGACGGGGAAGCTTTGCCGCCGATGAAATTCATAAATTTCACCTTCGGCGACTCGGATAATCCCTTTGGCAAGGGGCTTGGCAGACGGCTCTGGTGGGCAGTCTGGTTCAAAAAACACGGCATCAAATACTGGGCCGTCTTCCTTGAAAAATTCGGGATGCCCACGGCGGTCGGGAAATATCCTCCGAGCACGACGACGCCTGAGCAGAAAAAGACGCTCCTCGATGCGATCGACGCAATCCAGTCCGAGACGGGGATCACCATTCCGAACGATATGGCGATCGAGTTTTTGGAAGCCCACCGGGCGGGAACCGTCACGCATGAAAGCTTCGAAACCTTTATGGATCGCCAGATCAGCAAGGCGGTCTTGGGGCAAACGGCGACGACGGAGGGCACCGCAGGGAAGCTCGGCAACGAAAAGGCGCAGGAAGAGGTCCGTAAAGACATCCTGGAGGCCGACGCGGATCTCCTGGATGCCTGCCTCAATGAAACGCTGATCAGATGGATCGTGGACTACAACTTCCCCGGTGTCACGGAATATCCGAAGCTCAAGACCTTTGCCAGTCCGAAGCCCGATTTGGATAAGCAAAGCGAGATCGATGAGCGCAACGTCAAGGCAGGCGTGAAGATTCCGATGCGCTACTTTTACGAAACATATGGCTACCCGGTTCCTGAAAAAGGGGAGGAAATTGCGGTCGCATCAGCACCGGCGAATACCCAGGTGGCCGCAGGAGATAAGCCTGAATTCGCGGAGGGCGCGGATTTCACTCCCGAACAACAGGCGCTGGAAGGGCTAATTGACGCGATTTTGCCGGGCGGCTCGTCAACCCTCGCGGAAAACGAACGGCAGATCCTCAACGCAATAGAATCGGCGACAACTTTTCAGGAAGCCCTGGAGAATGTCCTGGCCCTGTATCCGAACCTGAACGTTGACGCCCTGGCAGGCATCCTGGACCGCAGTCTTTTCAATGCGGAATTGTACGGCAGATTCACCGTCACGGAGGAAACGGCATGACGATCGACCTGCAGCCCATGCCGATGCAAGAGGCCCAGGAATTCTGGCGCAGCAAGGTGCCGTTATCGCCGGGGCAGTTCAAACGGCTGTCCGACGAGGCGAAGGTGCAGGCGTTCGCCATATCGGGGATCGCCAAAGGGGACGAGCTGGCCACGGTTATGGGGGCCATCCAGAAGGCGATCGACCAGGGAACGTCGTTTGCGGAGTTCAAAAACGACTGCGCGGAGATCATTGCGCGCCGGGGCTGGACCGGCGACGCGGCCTGGCGCGTGGACAATATCTTCCGGACGAATATCCAGACGGCCTACAACGTCGGGCGGTACAAGCAAATGACCGACCCGGACGTCCTGAAATCCCGGCCCTACTGGCAGTATTCCGCCGTCAACGACAGGCGGACGCGTCCGACCCACGCGGCCCTTTCCGGCCAGGTCTACCCGGCCGACCATCCGTTCTGGCAGACCTGGTATCCGCCGAACGGATACCGCTGCCGGTGCGGCGTCATAACGCTGTCTGAGCGGGACGTCCGACAGGACAAGCTCACCGTCCGGCGGGACGATCCGACCGGAAAGCTGATCGAGCCGGTGGACCCGACGACGGGGCGCAGGATGCCGGCGCGCCTGCTGATGCCGGACCCCGGATTTGCCAACAATCCGGGCCGGTCCGTATGGGGCGGAATCGTGGACGCGGCAAGCAAGCCCGGCAAGTGGGAAGCGATGCCGAATCTGCGCGGTCCCGAATTCTACCGCCGCAAGGCCCTTTCAAACGTGAAGCCGGCCGACATCGCCGACGTAGACGAATCGGCCCTGCTCCCGGCAGGGATGAGCGACGATTTCTACCGCCAGGAATTCACGAAGCGTTACGGTGAGGAGAAGGTTTTGAAGGACGCCCTGGGCGAGCCCGCCATCGTTTCCCTGCGGTCGTTCCTGCTGAACAAAACGCCGGGTGCGGCGGAGGAGTGGAAATTCAAAAAAGGCGGGCACGGGGAGTCGATACCGCTGATCGAGGACATTCTGACGGAGGCGTTCGAGGTGTGGCTGACTCCGCAAAAGAACGCCGATACCGGGCAGATCAGGCTCTCCAAGCGATACATCGGCTTTTGGAAGACGGCTGATCGGAAGCGGATCGGCGGCCTGGCGGTTTACGAGGTTGTGGACGGCGTGTTCCAGGGCGTGACGAATTTCCTGCCAAAGGCAGGCGGGAAATTCGATCTGAGCTACATGGAAAGACAGAGGGCGGGTTTGTTGCTCTACAAAAAGTAAGGGACGTTGACCGGTGCGGCTCATGCGCCGGCGCGCCGTGACTGTCTGGCAGGATGGCCCCCCCGTCGCGGTCGCTCCCTCAAGCTGGGGCCAATATAGGCACATTTGCGGAAAAGGTCAAGGAAATTATGCGGATCAACATGAGCATCGATGACAGCGACGTGAGGCGCAGGCTGGACCGGCTGGCTCGGAAGGGCGCAGATCTGCGGCCCCTGATGAAGAGCTGGTCGGAGATCATGCTCAGTGAAGTGGAGAAGAATTTCGCTGCCGGCGGACGGCCGGCAGCCTGGAAGGCATCGGCACGCTCTCGCCGGGACGGCGGCAAGCCGCTGACCGACAGGGCGCGGCTCAGGCGATCCATGACGGCGAGATCCGACGAGCGGTCGGCCAGGGTGGGAACAAACGTCATTTATGGGCCGATTCAGCATCTCGGCGGCAAGACAAGGCCGCACGTCATCAGGGCGCGGCATGCGAGGGCGCTGTCCTGGCCGGGCGCAAGGCATCCGGTGCGGTCGGTCAACCATCCGGGCTCCAAAATTCCGGCGCGGCCATTCCTGGTCATTCCCGATGACGGCAGGGACCGCATCAAACAGGCGGCTATCGATTTCCTGGAGGTGAAGCAATGATCGAGTTCAAGGGTTTTGATGACTGGATTTCCATTTTTCGAGGCGGAAAACAGAAGGACAGCATGGGCCGGGAGCATGACGGGAATGCTTTGATTGACAAGGCTGTCGCGAATTTCAATGCAGTCGTCCATGAGCCGCCCGCGGTGATTGGTCATCCGCAGGATAATGCGCCCGCTTACGGCTGGGTGGATGGACTGAAAAAACAAGGCGATCTGCTCATGGCCAAATTCAAGCAGGTCGAGCCGGCCTTCGCCGACATGGTGCGGAAGGGCCTGTTTAAGAAGCGATCCGCCGCCTTTTATCCGGATGGGACGCTCCGCCATGTAGGCTTCCTGGGCGCAATGCCGCCTGCCGTGAAAGGACTCCCGGATGTGGCCTTTGCAGAGGGCGATGCCGCGGTATTTGAGTTCTCGGAGAGAGCGCCCTGGTATGCGCTTGGCGATGTCGTCAGGCGGCTCCGTGAGTGGTTCATCGAGAAAGAGGGGCTGGAGAAAGCCGACCAGGTCATTCCGAACTGGCAGGTTGAAAATATACAGGCCGCGTCTCAGGCGGCGGAAAACGAAACAACATCGTCTATTTATCAGGAAAAGGAGGATAAGGGTATGGATTTTAAGGAATTGATTCAGAAAATGAAAGACTTGCTTGCCAGCGCGGCCCCTGCGGCCAGCGGAACGTTTTCGGAGGCCGATCTGGAAGCGGCCAAGCAAAAAGCAGCGGATGAGGCCGCCCGGAAAGAGCGCGAAAAGGTGGCCGCGGAGTTCGCCGAAAGAGACCGGGTGGCGCGCCAGGATGCCCGCAAGAAGGAGATTGCTGTCTGGTGCGACTCAATGGTCAAAGACGGCCGCTTGACGCCTGCAATGGTCAAATTTGGCGTTCCGGAGATGCTTCTGGCCTTCGCCGAGAAGGAAGACGTTATCGAGTTTGGAGAAGCGAAGGAAAAAGCCACGTTATTCGACCGCTTCAAAACCCTCTGGGAAAAGGAAATACCGAGGGTCGTCACGTTCGGCGAAGTGGCAACGCGCCGCAAGGATGCCGGCGACCAGGGAAAGGCGGCCGAAAAAGTGGAGGCCCTGATCCAGGACAAGAGAAAGGCCAATAAGGACCTAGGTTATGCCGCGGCATTCGCCGAGGTGCAGAAGGAGAATCCCGACCTGGCACGGGAATATCAGCAGGAAATCGGCGGGTAATCCGCGAACAACGAAAGGAGAATCAAATGGCTACAGAAAACCCTGTGTTGAAACTGTCGGCCCCGGCCATCGAAGACCTGACGAATGACCGTTATCGCTTCGTCGTCTTGACTTCGACAGGCGTGCGGCGGCCCAATAACGAGACGGAAGCTCTCTTCGGCATCCTTCAAAATGCTCCGGCCCTGGGTGAGGCAGCGGAAATCACGATTCTCGGAACATCGAAGCTGGAAATGAATGCCGCCGTTGCCGTCAATACCTTCGTGAAGGCCGAATTTGTCGGCGAAAGCGATGCGGGAAAAGGCAAGACAGCGGCCGCGGCTTTGGCATATGCCCGCGCCCTCGTCATCGCGCCTACCGATGCGGAAGACGAACTCGCCGAGGTGTTGCTGATCGGCCAGGTCCCCGGCATCACGCAGACAGGTTGGTTTCAGGCAACCGTTACGACAGATGCCACGGCAGGCGCAAAGACCTATTCTGCGACGGAGCTGATCGGCGGGCTTATCCTCCGCGATCCGGCGGGCGGCGCACGCAACGACGTTTCCCCGACAGCGGCCCAGATCGTGGCCGGATTCGCCGGCGGGGTGGTCGGGTCGAGCTTCGAATTCACAATCAGGAACACCGCTGATGCGGCGGAAACGATAACATTGACGGCCGGTGCAGGTGTAACCCTATCCGGCACTATGACCATTGCCCAGAACAACAGCAAGCGGTTCCTCTGCCGCCTGGACAATGTAGGCTCAGGGACGGAAGCCGTCACGATCTACAGCCTGGGAACCGTCGTTCATTAAAATTAAGAAGTGCCGGACATGCGCGTTCCGGCACTTTAATCCAATCAAACGGAGGATGAAAAATGACCACACCGAATGTCAAAGAACAGATCGTCTCGGGACCGCTGCAGAATATATCCATCCAGTTCAAAAACGAGGAATATATTGCAGACGGCGTTTTCCCGATCCTTGATGGTGCCGACCCCAAGGCCAAGATTACCATTTACCAGGCGGGAGACTGGTTCCGTGATGAAGCGGCAATCCGCGCCGCCGGGACCAGGGCCAAGCGTGGCGGCTACAAGTTAGAGGACAAATCGTTTTCGACGGCGGAATATGCCTTCGCTAAAGAAGTGACCGACGAAGACCGCCGTTTTGCGAAATTGAAGAGCGCCCCTCCGCTCCAGCCCGACCAGGATGCCATAGAATTCGCATCGGACAAGGTGGACTTGAAGAAGGAAATCCGCGTGGCCGCTCTTGTTACGGGCAGCACATGGGCAGACGGAAATGTCAGCGGCGAAGATGCAGAAGGACTTTGGAGCCCCCCCGGATCTACCAACACCTTCCTGGCCGATATCACAAAAGGGATCAAGACCATCAAGTCAAAGACAGGCAAGAAAGCCAACGTCCTTGTCCTGGATGAAGCGACCTACCTTGCTTTGAAGGAATGCGAAGCCATCCTGGACAAAATCAAATATACCCAGCGGGGCGTTATGACCAAGGACCTTCTGGCCGCGCTGCTGGGGCTGGACGAGGTTCTTGTCGGCGGGGCGATTAAAAGCACCTCCAAAGAAACCAAGGCCGGCACGGAATTCACTGGGGTCAACATCTGGGAGGTCAACGCCGGAAAGGGCATGGGCTTCCTGTTTCACCGCCCGAAAAAGCTGGGGCTGAAAGTGGCGACGGCGGGCGTGCAGGTTCGCCTGGCCTATGAGGATGGCCAGCCGAGGCGGATCACGACATGGAGAGAACCGGCTGAACATCAGGATGTCTATGAAGCGGCCGAAGAGACGGATATCGTTCTCGTTCACGCCGGACTCGGCTATCTCTTCAAAGACACCTATGCGACCTGAAATTGATTCTCGCTGCCCCCCCGTCAAGGGACAGGGCAACGATGACGGAAGGGAAATGCCATGTACTGCACCCTCGATGACCTGAAAAAGATCGTCCCGGACCAGACGCTGATCCAGTTGACGGACGATCACACGCCGCCTCGGGCGATCGTCACGGCCAACGTGGACAAGGCGATCGCCGACGCCGGCGAGCTTATAGACGGCTATCTCCGCGACCGCTACACGCTGCCCCTTTCGCCCGTTCCCGGCCTGATCGGCACCCTGGCGGCCGACATAGCCGTCTACAGGTTATACGCCAGGCGTGCCGTCATCACCGCTCCGGACGCCGTCGCCGAAAGGTACAAAAACGCGATCAAACTCCTGGAGAGAATCCAGGAAGGGAAGATCACCCTGGGTGCGGGAGGCGTAACGACGCCGGAAAGCTCATCCAATGCGGTTTCCATGACATCGCAGGACCGGGTATTTACGCGGGACAAGCTGAGAGGTTTTTGACATGATCAACGACCTCGAACAGGCCGTCTTGAGCCGTATCGAAGAGCGCATGGCCGCGGGCGTCAACAATGTCTCCGTCCAGCGCGGCGTCGAATCGCTGCCGGTCCCCGGCGTCGCCGTCAGCATCGAGGAGGGCAAATTCAGCCGGGAAGCGAGCGATAACTTCAAGCTGGAAGCCACGGGCTACGTCGATATCGTCTTCTCGGAGCTGTCGTCCGACGAGCTGCGGCGCAAGGGCGTCTACCTCATCCTGGAGGGCGTCTATCAAGCCCTCCTGCTGCAGACGCTGGACCTCAAGATCAAGCCGATCGTCCCGAAGGATTTCCGGAACATCACAAGCAAGGAAGACCATGACGAAGGCAAGATCGTCTTTACGCTCAGCTTCACAACATCCTGGATCGTCACAAAACTTGACGACGAGGCCGCAACCGATCTCCTGATCGTCGGTCTCGGCTATTACCTCAATCCCGCCGCGGAAACGCCCACGGCGGCCGACACCGTAACACTGGAGGATACGCTATGATAGTAACGTCAGCGCCGGGCACGCGATGCCCGAAAGAAGGCAGGCCGCGGGAGTATATCGGCGACGAGAAAGTCGAGAGCGTCCCGAACACGACCTATTACAAACGCCTGGTCGCGGAGGGATCGCTCGTTCTCGCAAAAGAGGCCCCCGACGAGGTAAAATCCAAAAGAGGAGGTGACAAGTAATGGCCTCGAAAAACATCTCTTTCGATTCGATTCCAAGCAGCATCCGCAAGCCCGGAAAATACATCGAATTCAACACGAAGACCGCCGTCCGGGCGCTTCCGGCCAACAAGCAGCGGGTGTTGATTATCGCCCAGCGCCTGGCCGCGGGGACCATCGCCGCGCTTAAGCCCACCGCCGTGTTTTCCGACGCGGAAGCGGGCAAGTATTTCGGCGTCGGCTCCATCGCCCAGCTCATGGTCCGGGCAGCCATCAAGGCGTATGCTTATCTCGACCTGTCCGTCTGCGCCCTGGACGATTCGGCGAGCAGCCCGATCAAGCGCGTGGAAACGCTTACACTCACCGGCCCGGCGACGTCCACGGGCGTTATCACGCTTTACGTCGGCAACGTCCGCATCCAGGTCGGGATCAACACCTCCGATACGGCGATTGCCATCGCCACGGCTCTGGCCGCCGCCCTGGCGAACCTCCCGGATCTGCCGTTCGCCTATGCGCAGGGCGCAAGCCCGAACGATCACATAATCACGTTCACGGCCAAGAATGCGGGCACGGTTGCCAACCAGGTCGATTTTGCCTGCGAAGTGACGGCGACCGGCGTCACGGCGGCGCTTGCTCAGACCACGGCCGGGTCCGTCGATCCGGATATAAGCACAGCGCTGGCGGCGGTCTTCGCCGAGGAGTACAACATCATCGTCACGCCGTTCAACGACAGCACGTCCCTGGCGGCGCTCAAGACCCACCTCGACAGCGTTAGCGGCCCGATGGAGCAGCGGCCCGGCGTCGGCGTATACGGCTATGATGGCCTGCTGGCAAGCTGCACGACCCTGTCTGCGGGCGTCAATTCCGGGCGCATTGTCTGCCCGTACCTGCGCGGCACCCGGTCCCCGGCCTACGAACTGGGGGCGGCTTTCGGAGCGGTGACGGCGTCCGAGGAAGACCCGGCGCGGCCGCTTAACACCCTGGCACTGACCGGCATCGCGGCCCCGGCCATTGCGGACAGGCTATCCCGCACCGAGCAGGAAAACCTGTTTTACAACGGCGTCACGCCGATTGAAGTCGGTCCCGGCGAAGTCAGTCAGATCGTCCGGGCTATCTCCACGTATATGCATGACCCCCAGGGCATTGACGACGTGTCGCTTTTGGACATTACGACGATCCGGACGCTGGATTATACCCGGAAAGCCGTCCGGGAACGCATCGCCCTGCGGTTTCCGCGGGAAAAATTGTCGTCCAGGACGCCGGCAGCCGTCCGCGATCAGATCATTGACGTCCTGGATCGGCTCGAAGACCTGGAGATCGTTGAAGAGGTGGACGCCAATGCCGACGGCGTTGTCGTGGAACGGGACGAGCAGGACGTGAACCGGCTCAACGCTAAAATCCCGGTGGACGTCGTCAATGGCCTGCATGTTTTCGCGGGCAGAATCGATCTGCTGCTGTAATGGCAGCGGCTGGAAGGAGGTTGTTATGTCGGAAGAATATGTCGCTCAAGTTCTGTTGGAGATAAACGGCAGGAAGATCACCGATTTCAAATCGGTCGAGGAAGGGGAATACGAGGTACACAAACGGGTGAAGACCATGAGCGGCAAGGGCCACGTCACGGTTGTCCCCGACCCCTCAGTGACCGTGGAATATATCATTCCATTAGACACTCCGGAGTTCGATTTTGACACGGTTAAAAACGGCACGCTCACCATCGATTATCTGAATGGCAAGCGTGTCAAATACTCCGGTGTCTATACCGAGAAGGTGGGCTCCGCCAAACATACCGGGGACGATGCATCAACGAAAACCATCGTCTTCTCCGCCAAGACGAGAAAGTGAGGCGCGCCATGATCTTGACAGAAAAAGGAACGCTGCCCGTCGGCGTGGAACATAACGGGAAATTGCATCGGGATTTTGAACTGCGCCCGCAGAAAGTCTCGGATTCGATCGACGCCCTGGACGAAGACGAGCGGGCGCGGAAGAATGACAGCTACCTAGGGGTGGTCATTGTGTCCAAGCAGCTCGTCAAGCTGGGGGATATCCCGAAAGAGGCGATCACCCCGGAGCTGGTGATGGACATGTGCGACGTGGATATGGAGGAAATCAACGACGCGATGAAGAGGTTGAAAACACGCCTCCTCTCCTTTCGAAAGGGAAGCCAGGCCGTATCGTAAACTCATCCTGGCGATGATGAAGCTGGGATTCACCGCCGAGGAAGCCGCCGCCATGAACGAGACGCAAATCATGGGTAATCTTGAGGCATTCGAAGAGATCGTGAAAGGGAAACCGAAAAAAGCATATGTTCGCAGGAAAACCGGCGCGGCCGGCGCAAAAGCGAGAAAGTAACCTATGTCCGATGCCCTGAAAATAGCCGTCCAGATCACGGCAATCGACATGCTGAGCGGGGTCGTGAAGCGGGCGCGGGACTCCGTCCTGAGCCTGGGCGGCGCCAGCACCCAGGTCAAGAAAGACTTTGACGACATGAACCGGCACATCACGGCCGGCCTGAAATCCCTCGCGGTAAGCGCATACGCCCTGAACAAGGTGAAGCCGGGCGTTGCAGTCGCCGGGGATCTCCAGGAAGCCATGATCGATGTCAAGTTGAACCTCCTGGAATCAGGGAAGTCGGCAAAGGCCCTGGATGACGAACTCGCGAAGGTCAGGAGCACGGCCATCGACGTATCGAAAGTCGCCCCGTTTTCCGCGCAGGAAGTCGTCGGCATCGAGAATACGTTCCTCAAGGCGGGCCTCAGCTTGAAGGACGTCACGGCCCAGGGCGGCGCGGCATGGGCGGCCACGGCCCTGGCTACGATTTCCAAGGAAGCGCCTGCCGCGATTGCCGACGCGATGGTCACGATGGCGACGCCGTTTAATGTCAAGGGCGGCCAGTTCGGAGAGCTGGCCGACTGGATACAGAAGGTTGACGCGGCCAGCGTCACGACCATCCCGGAGCTGATGGAGGGCATGAAATATGTCTCCGGCACGGCCGCAGTGATGAAGGTATCGTGGCAGGATACGATCCGCGCCCTGGGCGTCGTCGCTCAATCCGGGCTTAGAGGCTCAATGGGCGGCACGGCGCTGAACGACTTCCTAATCAGGCTGAACGGGACGTCGCGCGAAACGCGCCGCATCATGAAGGAATTGAACGAATATCTGGCCGGCAAGGGCGGCAGCAAGGTGGAATTCTTCGACAAGGCCGGGAAGCTCAAAGGGCTGCCGGTCATTATCAACGACCTGCGCCAGGCCATGTCTAAGCTCACCGACAAGCAAAAGATGTTCGTCATGGAAAAGATATTCGGCGAACAGGGAGCACGCGCGGCCCTGGCCCTGATCAAAGAGGGCGAAGGCTCCTGGGAGAAAATCGGCGAGCAGATCAAAAATGCGGCGTCCATCCAGGAGAAGATGAACGAGCGTCTCAAGGGCTTCAATGCCAACCTGAAAGCCCTGGGCGGGACGTCGAAGACGACCATCGCCACGCTTTTCGATCCGCTTCTTGAGCCGCTGTCAAAAGCGGCCGCGTACCTAAACGACATCGTCGCCAACATCGGCAAGCTCGCCGAAGAGAGGCCGGGCGTCGCGAAGGCCGTATCATATGGTACGGCAGGCGTCGCAGCAGGAGCCGGCCTTTATGGCGTTTATCGCCTGCTTCGCGGGGGCATTTCCGGAGGCATGGTCTTAAAGGGCCTGAAAGGACTGGGGGGGACGGCGGCAGGGATAGCAGAGGGCAAGATTGTTCAGGCAGCAACCGGCGTTACGCCTGTCTTTGTGACGAATTGGCCCGCAGGCGGCATTGGTGCCCCCTCAATACCCGGAAGCGGAGGCGGCGGAGTTGTCGGCAAGATGGGCAAAATCGCAGCCGGAGCGAGGGCGCTGGTGTTCAACCCGCTTACGGCATTCCTGGGCGGCGCGGGGATTCTCGCCTACAACATGGTCACGGACAAGCCCGAGGAGCGGTTAGGCAAGATCGAGCATTACGAATGGGACACGCGAAGCGAAGAGGCGCTCAGGAAGGCGATGGCGAATATTAAGCCGGAGGTCAGAAACCAGATTAACCTCAATATCAAAATCGACAAGGACGGACGGATTGTGACCGATTCCGACGACCTTCTTACACAGATGATCGTCAACACGGACCGCGGGGACTTTGCCGCACCATACAGGCGTTAAATGGCTGACGCAGACAAGACATACGACGTCGGGGATCTCGACGGCATCGCCATCGAGATGGAGACCATCGAGGACGGCTTCGAGAAGGCCATCGCCGAATACGAATATCCCTTCGCTGACGGCGTCGACACGGAGGATATGGGCGAAAAGGGGCGTACTGTCCGGGTGCGCTGCTTCTTTTGGGACGATGCGGAGCAATCGACTTACAGCAATCATATTACCCTGATCAACAATCTCAGCTCCAAAAGCCTGCATGAATTCACGCACCCCAAATACGGCCTGTTGAAGGGCCGCATCAAAACCGTCCAGGTCCGCCATAACGACCTGAAACGCTACGCCGAAGTCGATCTCACAATCATTGAGCAGATGCGCGGCACGATCGAGCCGCAGATGCTGCCGTCCATCGTATCGTCCCTGGAAGAGGCATACGTGAAAGGCCAGGAGGAGCAGCAGGACAAGCTCGCGTCAGACCTGAAAACAGCCCTTCCCGGCTGCGACGTGGGCGCTATTTCAAAGACCCTGTCGAGTGCGTCGTCCATGATCGCCCAGGTCCAGGAATATACGGACAAGACCAGGGCTTTCGTCTCCTGCGTTGAGGGCTATATCTCGATGGCGGAAGCCGTGGTCGACCAGGCGGTGAGCCCGGTCAATTCCCTGCAGGCAACGATCACCTATTCCCTGACGCTGCCGGGGCGGATTCTCGGGTCCGTCGCCGGGGCAGTGGAAAAGGTCGCAGTGCTATACGATTCCTTGAAGAATTACCCGACACGCTTCCTGGACAAGTTGGACGACGCTTTTGACGACCTAGCCGATTCGTTCAAGGCGTTCGGCGATGGCGATTCGTCATCGATGGGCGGAGCCGCCGAGGAGACCCTGACCGCGCATCTGGAGATCGCCGCCGCCCAGCGGATGGCCCTGGAGGCTGCGTCCCTGTTTGACGCCGACGAAACAGCCTTCCGGGAGGGGACAGATACCGACTACCAGGTTATGAACATCCGCGAGCTGGAAACGGCCCTGGCGATCGTCAGGCAGCGCATCGAGACGGCCGTAGAACAGGCCCGCGAGATAACGAGCCTGAAGGCGATGGCAGAAAGCCTGCTGATCCACGTCAACCAGATCCGGCTGGAGCGGGAAAAGATGCTAGAGGTTGTCCTCGACAACCCAATGCCGCTGCACCTGGTGTGCCTGAAATACGGCCTGGCATATACCGATGCAGAGCGACTTCTCAAGGTGAATCGGCAGATCCGCAACCCTAACTTCACGGCCGGGGAGGTATCAGTCTATGCCCGATAAAGTTCAGCTTAGATTTGGAAAGAATGCGGCGGACACTGCGGTCGAGCACTTCATCAGTTACCGCATCGACGCCGATCTTTATACCGCAGCCGACGCTTTCCATATGGAGTTTGCCAATCCGAACATCAAGATCACGGCGGGCATGCGATGCGAATTGCTGATTAACGACCGTCTGGAATTGACTGGCGTCGTAGATAGGACACATCGCAGAGTCAACAAGAATGGCGTATCGCTGGCCGTGGAAGGGCGCGACCTGATGGGCCTTCTTGTCGATTCCCATTGCGAGAAGCTGATGTCGGTCGTCGGCAAGAAGCTGGACGAACTGGCGGAGATTCTCCTGGAGAAGGTCCCTTTCATCAACCGGAAGGACATAAAATATCAGGCGAATGTCGCTGGCAGACTGAAAAAGAAGGCCATAAAGAAAGGCGGATCGCTATTCTTTCTCGATGAGCCCCAGAAAATTAGCCAGATTGAAGCGGGAATGACGGTCTTTCAGGTTTTGAAGCAGGTCGCCATGAGCCGCGGCATGATCTTTTATTCCCTGCCGGACGGCACCTTCGTCTTCGGCAGGCCAATGGTATCCGGCGAACCGAGTTATTCTATCCAAATCAAGAAAGACGGCATCGGCAACAATGTCATCGAGGCGGAATATATCGATGATATTTCGAAGCGCTTTTCGAGAGTGATCATAAAGGGTCAGCGACAGGGCCGGGATTCCGATGGAATGTTTCCAAAAAAGAAAAACACGGGAGATTTCGCAGACGATAATGAATTCCCTTTCTATAAGCCCTTTATGACGAGGAATAATAATGACAGCATGAGTCCGAAAATGTTGGCGCGCCACATCATCGAGAAGCAACGCAGAGACGGCATGCGCCTTACCTACAAAGTAGCCCGGCATAGTCAGAACGGGAAGAACTGGACCATTAATGAGTTCTGCCAGGTCGAAGACGAAATCAACGATCTCAAGAGACCTTATCTTATCTATGGACGGACATTCGAGTTGAGCAAATCGAGCGGGCCGACAACAACGGTCAAGCTTGGTCCTCCTGGAAGGACGGAATAATTATGATGCTGGGGTTTGTTAAGACGATTATAGAGGGTGCCATCAAGAGATTCTCAGCAGACGGGCATACGGATGAAACTATAGATGATCGAGAATATTATCAGCATTATGGCCTCACCTCCCGGCCCCTGCCCGGCGCGGAAGTGGTCATCATCAACGAGGGGAACAACTACGTTGCGATCGCCTCTGACGATCGGCGCTACCGGATCGGCATCGAGGAGGGCGAAGTCTGCATCTATACAGACGAGGGCGACCATGTCCGCTTCAAGCGCGGCAAGGAAATCTATGTCAAGAGCGGCGGCAAGATAACGATCGAGGTGGAGAATGAAGTCACAATCACCTGCCCCTCGATCAAGATGGACGGGGATATTACGCTGACGGGCAACATTTCCATGACCGGAGATCTTGCTGTCACCGGCAATGTCAGCGCGACCGGGTCGATCATTGACGGCGGCGGCAACACAAATCACCATTCGCATGGATAAAACATGGACTTCGCTCTGCAAATAGACAGCCGCGGCCTGGCCGCCATGACCTTCGGGAAGTCGGAGACGATGATCAATAACATCTATCTCTCCCTGATGGTCAAGAAGGGCTCGTTTTTTTATGACCCGACGTTCGGCAGCCGGCTCCATGAGCTTGGGCGCGAAAAGAACACGCCGGCGACGGCGCGGAAGGCCGAGGATTATTGCCGCGAGGCCCTGCAGTGGCTCCTGGATACCGGCAAGGCCACCCTGATCAATGTTTATACGGAGAAGGACCTTGCCCAGGACCCGCACCGCCTTAAGGCGCTGGTCGAAGTGACGCCGGCGAATGGCCCCGTGGTGCCGTTTTCAACCTTTATCGACGTGGTGTGACTATGCCTTATCTCAAAGATTTCGATACGCTTTTTAACGCCATCCTGACGGATTACCGCAACCAATTCCCCGAAGCCGATCTCAGCAAGGGCAGCCTGATCTTCATCAAATCGGCATGCCTGGCCAGCGCCCTATGGGGCCTCTATAAATACCAGGACTGGATCGCCGCCCAGATATTCCCGGACACCGCGGACGTGGACAATATGGAGCATCACGCCTGGGTGCGCGGATTGTCGCGGCGTTCGGGAGAGACTGACGAAGAGCTGCTCGCTCGCCTCCTGGAGTATATCCGCCGTCCGCCTGCAGGCGGCAATAAATACGATTATATCAAGTGGGCCTTGACGATCGACAACGTCGCCGCGGCATACTGCTTTCCGCTCGGCCAGGGACTCGGCACCGTGGACGTCGTCATCGTCGCCGACGCCGATGCAACCGGGTCGGAGGTGCCGTCATCTCACGCGCTGACAGGAACATCGACGGCCACGGCGACAAAGAAGCTGATCGACAGCGCCGCGAATTATAGCAGCACGCTGCCGGCGCGGGTCGGAGATCAGGCCATCAATAGCGATACATCCGCCACGGCCATCGTGACGGCGATCGATAGCCCGACACAATTAAGCCTGGACGCCGATATATTCACGGCATCCGGGCAAGCGTACACCCTAAAATCCTTATGCGCCCAGGTTAAGGAATATATTGACGATGTCCGGCCGACTACAGCCAAATGGATGCGCGTCCTGCCGCCGGCGATCGACACGCAAAACGTGACAGTAGCGGTATCCGGGACAAACCTGGATGCAGCGGCGATCGCCGCGGAGATCACCGCATACATGAACAGCCTTAAACCGACAGGCACACTATACCGAAGCCGCCTGGCCGCAACGGCAATCCAGGCCGGAGCGGACAATGCCGTTGTTTCCGTTCCATCCGCCGACGTGACGCCGGCCGATTACGGCATGGTCCGGCCGGGGACTATTACAGTCAATATCGTTTAGCGATGGCAGCCATGAACCATAACGATGCATTGAATCTTCTTTTCCCCATAGAGATCGGCGGCGTCTTTGCGGCCGACCTGCTCCTGGAGGGGAAACAGCTCGATGAAGCCCAGGCGTCGGCCGAAACGCTTCTCCGGGAAATGTACGGTGATACGGCCTATGACCTGCTCGCGGCCTGGGAACGGGTATGTGCTTTGATGCCGGAGGACGACGCCCCCCTGCAGAGCCGGCGAGATGCTGTTGTCAAGAAACTCCGCGAACTGGGCGGCCTGAGCCGGGCTTATTTCATCGCGCTGGCGGCGTCGCGAGGCTGGACGATCACCATCGATGAATTCCAGCCCTTCATGGCCGGCATCAATAGCGCCGGGGACATGCTCCAGGAGATCGAGGTCATATGGATATGGCGGGTCAACGTATCGGGATATGCGGTCTATTCATTCCGGTCCGGCCTCTCGGCTGCCGGCGAACGGCTTACCTGGTGGATCGCGAATTCTGAACTGGAATCCATGTTTAATGACCTTAAACCGGCCCACACCGCGGTCATCTTTAATTACAGCTAGGAGGCAATCATGGCAAAAACGACATTCGTTGACGGAAATGCAGCCCTCGGAATCCCAGGTACGATCGTCCTGGCGGCATTTCTCAATGCCCTTAACAACCATAGGCACACGGGGCGCGACATAGACGGCGAAGGGGCGCTCGATTACGCAGTGACCACAGGAAGCGCCAACGCCTATCTCCTGTCGCTGGCTCCCGCCCTGGATGCATACATTCCCGGCGTGCCGTTCTTCTTCAAGGCCAATTTCACCAATAGCGGCGCGGCCACGATGGCGATCAACGCCCTGTCTGCGGTGGCCCTTAAGAAAAACCTCAATGACGATCTGGTCGCCGGCGATATCGTGTCGGGCCGTCTATATATGGGCATGTATGACGGGACCAACATCGTCGTTATAAACGTCGCACCGTCAAACATCTCCAAGTCCGGCTATCCCCATAATTACGGCTTGTCAGCCTCCGTGGCCAGCAATGCCCTGACGGTTGCCCGCAAGGGCGAGGACGGAAATGACCCGTCGTCAACGAATATTGTCGAGGTGCCGTTCCGCAACCCCACACTGACAGTCGGGACGCCGACCCGCATATCCTATACGGCAGCCGGCAGCATTGTGTTGCCGCAGGGTTCCACGCTTGGTTTCCTGGCCAGTGAAGCCGGCCGATTCTACGTCTACGAAGGAACGGACGGCACCGATAAAGATATAGGAGTCGCCCGGACATCATTCGTGCCCGAAGATCGGCTATATAGCAGCACCGCAATCTCTGCAGCGGCAACGGCCGCGGACGTCCTTTACAGCAATACGACCCGGACCAACTGGGTGTGGCGTTGCGTGGGCTATGTCGAAGCAACGATGAGCGCCACCCTTGGCAACTGGGCATCGATTGAAAAAGTGCAGGTCATGGGGCCGGGAATCAAAAGAACCGGAGAGACTGTGCAAGACCCTGTTCTGGTAACTGCAACCGATGACAGTACGGGCACTGTGCTTCCATCAGACAACACCATACCGCAGATCACCGAGGGAAAGGAATTTATGTCAGTATCTCTCACGCCATCCTCAGCGTGCAATCTGATAGAAGCTCAGGCTCTCGTCAAATGTTCCATAAGCGATTATCCGCCCATGCCCGTCGTAGCTCTATTCAACGGTGCCACAAATGCCATTGATGCCAATACATGGTATCCGCAACCGGGTGGTGGTGCATACACCCCGCCGGCACTGCATTTGTATGACCGCAGAAAGTCCGGAACGACAAGCCAAATGACATTTTCAGTAAGGGGTGGTCCGGGAGTCACCGGATATACGTTCTATTTTAATAAGATACAGGCCGGGCAAAACATCTTTGGCGGTGTCAACCAATCACATCTCAAGATCAGGGAAATACAGGCATAGAAAAGGCGGACAGTAATCCAGGGAGTACGACCTCCCCGAACCAGGCGTCGCAAGCGCCAGACGAGATAACCCGCTACCATCCGCCAGAACTAACGCAAAGGCATATAGCAGGGTTGTCCCTCTAAATCAATGGCGAGGGGAGAATGAAATCATTTTTAGCTTACATGGGCGGCAAATCATTGCTGGCAGGCAAGATTATTCCAATGATACCGGATCATCACTGTTATGTTGAAGTATTCTGCGGCGCGGCTTGGCTGCTGTTTAAAAAAGACGAGAATATATCTCAGGTTGAAATTATTAACGATATCAACAAGGACCTGGTCACATTGTATCGCGTCATCAAATATCATTTAGAGGAATTCGTTAAGCAATATAAACATATATTGGTTGCCCGTGATGAATTTGAACGGGCAAGAGACGAAAACCCGGACTCCCTGACCGACATCCAAAGAGCGGCAAGATTTTACTACCTTTTGAAGGCGGGTTATGCGGCGAAGATTCCCGCACCGGCCTTTTCGATCTGCACCTCGCAGCAGCCAAGATTAAATCTTTTGCGCGTCGAGGAGGAGCTATCGGCGGTCCACCTCCGCCTGGCCAGGGTATATGTTGAAAACAAGAGCTACAAGGAAGTGATTCCGCGCTTCGATAAGCAGAACACTTTTTTCTATATCGATCCGCCTTATTATGGCTTCGAGGATTGCTACGGCAAAGGCATATTCGATCGCGGTGATTTTTATCGATTGAGCGAGGTACTCGCCGGTCTCCAGGGCAAGTTCATTCTATCGTTGAACAATACCAAAGAGGTCCGGGAAATATTCAAGAGGCTTAGGATTGAAACGGCGAGAACACGATATATAGCAGCGGGTGCGGATAAACAAAAGAAGGTCACTGAACTTCTTATTATGAACTATGATCCGATTGGCCACTGAGCTGATCGGCTATTTGCGCCAGCCAGACTAGATGAATTCTGCCGGGTTCCGGTCGAAAAACAAAGAAGACCGTGAACTTGACAGGATTTCTGCGCCCTGCGATCCGCGAGAAAAATTTGTCACCGATTACATTTTCTTGTCTCCGATTATCTTTTTATTTGTCGCAAAATATCTTTCGCCTGACAAAAAATCATGATCTTACGTGATCAGACTTTAAACGGGGTCGTTCTTGTCTCTTTCGTCTTCAAGCCTGCAATTAAACGTAATATCATCCGCCTTGAGCGCCTTGACCCGGGATACATCGGCATTCCCCGGCGTATCTCCTTCGAGTCTTGACTTGCCGGCCTCAATGAAGTTGTTTTCACCCGAACCTGCAGACCTGTTTGCAGACTTCCCTCTATCACGTTTCGTCCGCCGTTCTCGGACGTTCAACGCTGTTGAGGGTGACACAATGGACGCGATATGTCCCTTTGATGATAAGGATGCTGTCGGGCAAGTCACTGAATGCAGTGCCGGCGGATTTAGGTGATAATATGTATTGCAAATTGTAGACTATAATGTATGATAATATTGAATACTAGAATGTTTTGCATTATATAATTGTATGTGATAGCGTTGCTTCCAGCTATCCAGAGGGAAAATGACCATTTGAGAACCATTCTTATTGTGGATCAATACGAAGATCAGCGGGTGTCGCTTGCTGCTTTTCTGGGGAAAGAAGGGTACGGGATCGACGAGGCGTCTACCGAGATCGAGGCCATGAAACTGATGGAGGCCAATGCATACGATCTGGTCATAACCGATCTGTGCGGATCGGACTGTATGTGTACGGGATTTCTCCATTGGATCAAGACTTTTCACCCGACGACCTCGGTGATTGTCGCGACGTCGTTCAGCTCCATTGACTGTGTCGTCAAGGCCATCAAGATGGGAGCCCTCAACTATGTCATGAAGCCGGTGACCAACAAGGCCTTTTTGGACATCGTCCAGGAGACAACTCACAGGAGCGAGGTCGAAATCAAATCGCTCCGCAGAGTCAATGATCCGTATTGCTACCGCGTGGATGAACTGGTCGGCGTTTCCAAGAGCATGGAGAAGGTCCTTCAGATGGTTCTGAAGGTGACGGATTTCGATACCGGCATCATGATCCGCGGAGAAAGCGGTACCGGTAAGGAACTGATAGCCAGGATTCTTCACAGCCACAGCAGGACCAGGAAAGATAAGGAATTTGTAGCCATCAACTGTGCCGCGATACCTAACGAGATCCTGGAGAGCGAACTTTTCGGATATGTGCGTGGAGCCTTTACCGGAGCCAGCCGGAACCGTAAGGGGCTCATCGAAGTGGCGGACGGTGGAACCCTTTTTATGGATGAGATCGGTGATACGACTCCCCAATTCCAGTCGAAACTCCTCCGGGTGATTCAGGAGAAGTCCATCCGCCGGCTCGGGGACAACAACGGCCGTCCGGTGGATATTCGGATCGTCGCCGCGACCAACCGGGACCTCCCGCGCCTCATCCAGGAGGGGTTGTTTCGGGAAGACCTGTTCTACCGCCTCAGTGTGATTGATGTCTTTATTCCGCCTCTACGGGACCGCCGGGAGGATATCCATGCGTTGGTCGGTTATTTCCTCCAGGAGATGAACAAGCGACTTAAAAAAGATGTGCAAGGGGTCTCGGACGAGGCCATGTCGGTCCTGACGGCCTATCTGTGGCCCGGTAATGTCCGTGAACTCAGAAACAGCTTGGAGAGGGCGGTTGTTCTCTCGGGACACGCCATCCTCCAGCCGGAGGATTTTCCCCTGGCGTATGAACATTACCGTAAAGTGTACGCCGGGCAGGAAGGGGACGACGAGACCCTCACCCTGCAAGAGATGGAACGCCGTTACCTGTTGAAAATCATGCAGAAATACAACTTCAATCAGAAGGTCGTCGCCAGGAAACTGGGCATCGGATACACCACTCTTTGGCGGAAACTGAAGTCCTCTGAATAGAGATGTGGATACAGGAAAGGTGTTCGAAAGTCGCACACCCTGTTCCATTTTGAAACCGGAAAAACATCATCCGGCCATTACCCCGAATG